CTTCGGCGTCGGCCATGTAGATCACGGCGTCGTAGCGGTATGGCGTCGAATCTTGGTTTGTTTTCATTTTTTTCATGCGACCCTCCATACGTGCAGCACCCCGTCGATGGTGCGGGTGGTGAACTTGAAGCCGTGTTTCTTCTGGAACACGTTTGCATAGACCCTTGCCGCAGGAAACCTGTCTTGATCATGGACAAGGAAACAATCCCCAACAATCATTTTTGTAAATGGCCACGCGGGGTTTTCTTTTGGCATCGGCAAACCTTTAACTACTTCCATTTCAAGCCATCCTGTATGTTGATCTTATTCCTAAATTACAGAAAATCGGTCAGTCGTCAACCCCAAAAATTGCTACACGGTCTTATGCGGCGGTGTGTAAAATTTTGGTTGGCTAAGTGATTGGAAAGGCTAGAGAATCTCAAAGGTATGCAAGATACACATTATACTATACTACTACTACTCTCTCTCCCAGAGACCCCTATAGGGTCCTCTAGTGGGTCTTTTTGAGTGTATCTAGGGCGTTTATGTTTAAGATGCGTGTGACTCCGTTTTTGCTTTCAGATTCAACACGTTGCATTGTAAACCTAATGCAAAATACGTGAATATCACGTGTATCATTTGACCCAAACCGCCACCTTTTTGCCGCGATAGGCCCGCGTGCCGGCTTGTTCGCGGATCATCCCGGCCCGTTGCATCTTGGCCAGGATCGGGGCCAAAGCGTCGGCCTTCATCCGCACCCGGTTTGCCAAAACCCCCAAAGTTGCCCCTTTGTCAGGGTCAATGAAGTTCATAATCCGCGCCGCAATGGCTTCCTCGGGGCGATCCTTGCCGTTGTCATTGGCGAAAACCAAGGCAATCTTGGCATCCACCTCAGCCCGCACATAGGCGAAGGACCACCGAACATGCTCGGCGCTACGGACACCATCATGGATGGCCAAGATAAAGCTGACCTTTGCAACCATCTCATAAGCGCGCCGGATCATGGCAACCGATGCCTCTCCCGTGTGCTCGCCCATCTCATCGGCATAGGCCAGCAACCAGTCTGCAACCTGATCCAGCATCAGGTCGGCTTCCGGCGTTGTGGTGACTGCATCACGCTCCCCGGCGAACTCAATGCGAGCGCCAAAGCCGCTGTCAAACGATCCTCCTGTGTAAAGCTGTGACAAGCGGTTTGCCATGAAATCAGGGATGGGCGCTTTGCGAAAGTTCTTTCGGGCTGCCGGGTTGATGTCAGGCTCAGACACGATCAAAGCGCGCCCCACAAAGCCCTGTGTCGCCGTCTCCCCGTCCATCACCCCATCAAAGGTGCTGGGCGTTGTGAAGCCCATGACGCTTAGAAAAGGCCTCTCCAACCCTTCATCAATCATCCGCAACATGCGCTCAGCATGGGACGTGTCCCGCCCGTCATCTTGGGCTTTGGATAGCGCCTGCACATAAATCTTGCGCAGTTCGCGCTTGGTGTCACCCTGCAACAAAAGGCGACTGTTGGCTTTGGAGTAGGCGGACATGATCGCGCCGAAAACACCCTCCAAATACGCAGCCCCGCCACGGCGCTGGGCGTTGCGAACCTTGCTCAAGAAGATGCCTATTTCATCGACGATGTAGTAAGCCGCCTGATGCTCGATCAGGTTGCGCATGATTTCTTGCTCAGACTTAATGCCGCCTTGCAGGGCATAGTGGACGCCTGCGGCATGGTGCAACTGCGCCATGGCCTGCTGCACGGCTTCCTTGCCTGTGGCGCTGGCCGCAACGCAAAATGCCAGCATATTCGCCGTGACCCCATCGCGGGTATCCTCATGCCGCAACCCCGCGATGTTGCCAACCGCAACAATCGCGCTGGCAACTGCCAAACGGCGGCGCGGGTAACGGCACTGACCGTCAATCCAAGCGGCAACCTGACCGACAAATCCGGGCGGCGAAAGCATATCCAAGCCGGAAAGCGGAAAAGGCGGGGCAATCTTGCCGTCATCCTTGGGCGGTTCAGGATCTTGCGGCGGCAGAAAGTCACTTTCAAAATCAGAAAAATCAGTCGTCATTGTTTTGCCGTCCATTCCAAAAACGCTTCCCTGTCACCTTGCGGCATGGCTTTCCACATCGCAGCCATGATCCGCTTTCGGCTTTTCATATGCAGCGGCGTCTCAGGCAGATGTCGAACTATTGCGGCCAAGTAGCCCTCCAGTTCCAGAGGCAATGCGTTTTGTGCCCACCAAGTCGCATCCTCCGCAATATCCAGCATCACGGGCAGCGGGTTGCCCATGCGCGCATCTTGCAAAACGGCGTCCATCATGGCGCATGTGGCCCATTCATGCGCCGCAATGCTTTCGCCTACCGCCACCATAGCGGCGTCCAGCTTTGGCATGATCATGGCGCAACGCCTTGGGATGGACGCAGATATGCAGCTAAAGCGTCCAGGGTCTTTTGGTGGGGGTTCTTCACCCGGCCTTTCTTTAGGGCCACAAGCGAGTTGTGATGAATGCCCGTTCGTTCCGATACGATAACAAGGTTTCGGTCCCTCAAAGCGTCGATGATTTCCTCAAGCGTCATTTCTGTTGATCCTTCCACAACGTCCTGTTGACATTGCAACAGTTTTGCCGATAAGGTCAAGGGGCAGGTTAGAGCGTGGGCACCTGCCCCACAGTGGCCAGTGGCCAGAAAGAGGAAAAAATGAGCCTGATGGATACAATCTCCACCCCGCAGGATCGGCCAGTATTGGTAACGATCTGCGGCGATAGCGGCATGGGCAAAACGAGCCTTGCCGCTGCATTTCCAAACCCCATCTTTATCCGTGCCGAGGATGGCTTGCAGTCCATCGCTATGGACATTCGCCCGGATGCATTTCCGATGGTGGGCAATGCGCAGCAGCTTTGGGACCAGCTTACCGCGCTGATCCATGAGCCGCATGAATATGCAACATTGGTCATTGACAGCGTGACGGCATTGGAACGGATGTTCATCGCGGATGTGCTGGCCCAAGACCCCAAGGCCAAGTCGATCAACCAAGCCCTCGGCGGCTATGGTGCCGGGGTGTCTGCGGTGGCGGCAATGCACCAGCGTGTGCGCAAGGCGGCGGGGGTCTTGAATGGCAAGCGCGCGATGCATGTGGTCTTTGTGGCCCATGCCGATGTTGAAACTATGCGTTTGCCAGACAGTGACGATTACATGCGCTATTCATTGCGCCTGCCGCCAAAGTCGATGCCGCCCTATGTGGACGATGTGGACGTTGTGGGCTTTGTGCGGTTGGTCAGCTTTACTAAGGGCGAGGATGGGGAACGCAAGAAAGCAATCAGCACGGGAGAGCGCGAATTGATCTGCCATGCCACGGCGGCGAACGTGTCAAAAAACCGCTACGGCATTACTGAACCGCTTGAGTTCCACCCCGGCGAAAACCCGCTTGCCGCATGTATCCCCGCGCTGGCCCCGTTTGCCAGCATTCGCAACACCAACAAGAAGGAAGCTAACTGATGTCATTCTGGGATCTGAGCGACGGCGAAAGCGCAAAAGATACGGGCACTGACTATGAAGTGCCGGGCGGAAACCTTGCGCCGATTCCGAACGAAAGCGACGTTCTTGCCATCATTGACCAGGCAAAATGGGCCGACAAGGACGGCAACGAATACCTGTCCCTGCGCTGGTCGGTATTGGAGCCGGAACAATACAAAAACCGCAAGGTTTTTCATAAGCTGTGGGTCAGTGACACCGATCCCGGCGCGAAGGACGAAGCGGCGGGCATCAAAAAGCGCGACAAGGCGCGGCGGATGCTGGCGGCGATTGACGCCAATGCCGGGGGCAAGTTGGCTCGCAAGGATGGCAAGCCGTCCGATGATGATCTGGGCCTGCACCTGTGCAACAAGCCGATGATTATCAAGTGCATGGTGTGGGAAATCGAAGACCGGAAGACGGGCGAAACAATTACGGGTAACTGGGTTTCGGCGGTGGCGCCGAAGGCCAAGGGTGTTGACGTGAAGGCCGCAACTGAACCAGCCAAGAAAGCGGGCGGCGGCGGCGGCGGATACGGTGGCGGCGGCGGTCAGACGCAACAGCGCCGCGTTGAGATGGACGACGAAATCCCTTTCTAAGGCGCATAAAAAAGCCCGCTATCGGGGGTGAAGCCGATAGCGGACCACGGTCAGACATGCACGGAGGACTACCAAGTGCAAGGATTGCAGAACATGGAACAGAAGTCAACAGAGTGGTTTGCGGCGCGCAAGGGCCGGGTGACGGCTAGCATAGTCGGGGCAATCCTGGGGGTCGCGCCCTACATGACGCGGGCGGAAGCCATGCGACGAATGGTGCGAGATGCCCACGGCGCGGAAAGCGAGTTTACCGGCAACATCGCAACCGAATACGGCAACCGCAACGAAGACGGCGCGCGGTCGGAATACCAAATGTTGACCGGCCACAAGGTCGAAACCGTAGGATTTATCGCCTATGAAGATTGGGCCGGGTGTTCACCTGATGGGCTAATCGAATGGGGCGGGTTGGAAATTAAGTGCCCCTTCTCAATGCGCGACGATGCGAAGGATTTTGCGCCACTGGATGACCAGCCGCACTATTACGCGCAAGTGCAGTTCAGCATGGTCTGCACAGGTCTTGATCGGTGGGATTTTTTCCAATGGTCGCCCAAGGCTTACAAACTTGAAACCGTTCTGCAAGACGCAGAATGGCAGGCGGAAAACCTGCCGCGCTTGCGCCAGTTTTATGCGGAATATTTGGCTGAATTGGAAAAGCCGGATGAACACTTGGCGGCAAAGCGGGTTGAAATTGACACGGTGGAATCCGCCCGCATGGTTGCGGAGTGGGACCAACTGGCCGAGGCAATTGAACGGGCTGAGGAGCGCAAGAAAGACCTTCTGGCCGATATGGTGCGGATTGCCGGGGATCGCAACGCGGTATTCGCTGGGCGCAAGCTGACCAAGACTGAGCGAGCCGGGTCGGTATCCTATGCCAAGGCGCTGGCCAAGTATGCGCCTAGCGCTGATCTGGAACCGTTCCGGGGCAAGGGGTCAAGCTTCTGGGGGCTGAAATGAATGTTATGTCAGAGGTTTC